TCTCCTCTTGCTGCAGGTGAATGCCGAGGCCGGTGACGGTGTTGATCACGAACGCCGCCACCGGGTCGATCTCCATCAGCGCGTTGCGGCTGTCCGCGCTGAACAGGACCGATTGCCGGCTGCCGTCCTCGTGGCACTCCTGCACGCCTTCCCAGCCATGCAGGCATTCGGCGGCCACCAGCTGGCCGTAAAGGGCCTGATCGAAGACCGCCGGCGCGGCCTTGCGTGCGCCCGCCGCCGGTGGCCGGCTGACCATCGCCTGCTCGATCAGCACCGATCGGCGCGACGCCGGCAGCGGCGATAGCTGCAGGCGCGTGCCGGCGCTGCCGGGCAGGTCAATCCAGCGGCGGCGGGTATTCAGGATCAGCATGGTCAGCGCACCTTACGGGTAGGACGGGACATCGTTCACCAGCACCACGGTCACCGCAGCCGCGCCGCTGGCGTAGTGCGCGCGCCAGTTCACGCCTTCCACCACCAGGCCCTTGCTGGTGTTCACGTTCAGCTTCGGGCGATCGAACTCGATGTTCGGGATGGTGACCTTCATGGTGCAGCTGCCGGTTTCGTCGGCGTGGTCGATCACCAGCGTCTTGCTGACGTTGCCCCAGGCGTGGTCGAACAGGGTGGCGTCCTCGAACAGGCCGCCCAGCGTGCCGCTGACCGCCGGCTGGCCCAGCAGGATGGCGCCGAACCCTTCCTGGCCATCGGCCAGCGGGTAGCCGGTGAGGTCGTTCGCCCACTGGATCGTGGTCTGGTTCACGCGGCCCAGCGTGTTGCTGCCGCTGACGTCGTACACGTTCGCGCGCTTGGTGCAGGCCCGGCGCGTGGCAAAGCGCGCCGTCAGCGAGGCATCCAGCGGCGCAGTGGGCCGCGGCTTCACCTCCACCGCGCCGATCAGGCTGGCGCTGAAGCTCTGGTTGTTGGCCAGCGCATCCCAGCTCAGCTGGTTCAGCATCATGCCGATCAGCCTGTGATACCGCGTCTGCGCGTTGGCAGTTACGGTGGACTCGAATGCCAGGCTCGGCCGGTCGTTCAGCGTCAACGTGAACGTGTGGGTGTAGCTGCCGGTGCCGGTCGTGGTCGGCGCGCCCAGCAGTGCCTTCAGCCACCAGCCGATGTCGTTCAGGCAGAGGATGGCGTTCAGCTCCATGCTGGCGCTGCTGTCCATCTCGGTGCGCTTGTCGGTCAGCACGTTGGCCTGGATCGTCGGGTTCTCCTCGAGCACGGCTTCCTGCCCGGGATTCATCGTGCTGAACTTCAGCAGCTGGCCCTGCGGCGTGGCGCCCGGCGTGCGGAACGCGGATTCGAAATAGCCGGCGAGGGTGGCCGTGCGGCCGTGGTAGGGAAACATGGCGTGCTCCTGGGATCAGTCCAGCTCGGAAAATTCAAGGTCGGCGAACAGCCAGCCGGTGGGCACCACCGCCTGCTTGCTGAACTCCGCGCTGAGGATGGCCAACGGGCACAGCCCGTCGCCGGGGGAACGGATGAAGGCGCGCAGCTCCTCGAGGAAGGCCCACTCGGCACGCTCGACGGCCTCGCCATCGGCTTTTTCGGACAGCTCGACCTCGTACAGCAGGCCCAGCCGCAGCCTGCCGGCCACCTCGAAGAACGCATTCGGTGCGCGCAGGTCGCCGATGAAGTTGCTGGCCAGCGTGATCACGCCGCGCTTGCGATCGGCCGCCGCGCGCTGCGCGAAGTCCAGCGCGCTGCGCGTGACCAGGCGGTTCGGAAATGCCGCCTGGAGCGCGGTCTTGATCAGTGCCACCTTGGCTTCGGTGGTCACCGGCCGTTCCGTCCTTGTTCATCAAACGCACGATCGAGCGCACGATTGACCAGCCTCGTGATCAACCGAATGTTCTGGGGGTTCGCGGCAGGTTCCAGATACGGCTGCGGCCGCGTGCCGTCGCGCGCGACCTTCCGCGCGATCAGGAACGGTAGCTGCTTTTCCGTCACGCCATTACGTGGCGTGATGCCCTTGCGCTTGATCCACGCGGCGATGTTGTCCAGCCCCTCGGGGCCCGGCCCGCACTTACCAATTGAGCGCCGCGCCGGGCCGTAAAGCCCAGTGCCGCGCTCCACGTAGGCGCCATATCGCGCCCGGCTATTTACCTGAAATAAAAGTTGCGCCAGCCTGCCGGTCGTGATGTTGCTGCGCAGGGTGCCGTCTGCGATCGGTGTCCGGCGCTGAGCATCGCGCTGAAGAATCTTGGCGCCGGCGTCGAGTGCCTCTGCTGAGTAATCCAGCGCCTTCTGCGATGAACCCAGCGTGTTCAGCGCATCGCCAATATCAATCTTGATCGAAATCGTCATGACCGGAAGCCCTCGCGTACCTGCACTTCCCAGGCTTCGAACGTGGTCTGCGCCAGCGCGGCCGGCGTGCCGTTGCGGGTCTGGCCATAGCTGGGGTCGCGCGTGGTGAACGGCTTGTGCGCGTTGCGTATCGCCAGCGCGCGCAGGCTTTCCACCTGCGCCCGCATCACCAGCAGCGGCAGGTCGGCATCCTCGAACGTGGTCTGTGCTGCGTCATCCGCCAGCACGTGCGCCACGATCGCCGTGTACCGGTAGCGGCAGCCCAGTGCCTGGATCAGCCGCTGCGTCGGCACCGGCCGGAAGCGCCAGCTGCGGCCGGTGCTGGTGCGGATCAGCAACGGCAGCGGCACCTGCGTCTGGTGGCGCGAGTCGTAGGGCTCGAATGCCGCGTTCGCTTCCACCATCTCAGCCAGGTGGAAGCGCAGCGCGCCGGCCGGGGCGGGGTAGTCCGCCTGATCGGCGATCAGCGTCAGCTCGAAGGGTTCGATGCGCGGCCGCACTCGGTTGTAGTCGGCTGCGGCCGAGCGCAGGTGATCGTCCAGCGCAGCAGCCTGAGCGGCGCTGCCGTCCTCCCCGAAGATGCTGCGCGCGTCCAGCAGCGATCGCGCCAACTGCTCGCGCGCGGTGTCGAGCGTGAAGCTCACGGCTGGCGATCCGGCAGGGTCGCGCTCTGCCCGTGCGGTGCAGGCCCGCTGCCGCGCGCTTCATGCCCGGCACTGGGCACGTTCAGCGCATTGAGCTTGTTCATCCACTCGGTCATCGACATTTCGCCGTCGATCACCAGCTGCGCGTCCGGCAGCTTGCCGCGGAAGCGCCAGTCCTGGCTGAGGATCATGCTCATGGCCAGGATGCAGGTCTGGCTGCGCTGCAGCTCCTCGCGCAGCGCAGCGCGATCCGCTTGGCTGTGCATCAGCAGCCAGACCAGCAAGGCCGCGATGATCAGGATGCCGATGGTCAGCGCCAGCGGGTGCTGCATGAACTCGCCGATCAGCACCAGCCAGTCGCGCACGGATTGCGAGGTAAGCCCCAACGACGTAAGGGCGGCAAGAGCGGCAAACAGCTGAGCCGGCGTGACGGTGCGAAGGCGATCTTTCATGACGGTGGCCGGTCAGGTGATGGGAACCGCATATGCGGTATCGATGGGAATCCGGATCGTGGTCGGCACGCGCTCGCCGCTGCTCAAGACCGCGATGAAGGTGACCTCGTAGGTCTTGCCCAGCACGCCGCCGGCGATCACCGCGTACACCGTGGTGCCGTCCCGCACGCCTTCGCCGGTGGCACTGAGGCCAGGGGCATTCACGGTGACCTCGACGGTAGCCACGGTCACGCCGGCGGCGAGGCAGTCGCTCATGTCGACGCCATAGGGGCCTTCGTAGCGCGGATCCTTGACGAACGTGCTCATGCCGCCGCCTTGCAGGTGGTCGGGCGCGCCACGGCCCGCCCGTTGATCTGCGGCCGCAGCGCGCGGGCCCGGGTCGTCGGCCGCTTCGCGCGCGCCGTGCGGGCCGGGATCAGCTCCAGACTGCCGCGGGCCTGCATGGCATCCATCACCGCCGACCGCATCGCCAGGCTGGCGCCGATGCGCGCGGCCGCCGTTGCGATGCTCTCGACGTCGACCGTAGTGGCCAATGCCGCCGTGATCGTCGAGGTGCTGCCGAGGCTGGCCAGCACGGCATCAACGCCGCTGTCGAGGCTGGCGCTGATCGCCGCGCCGGCGGCGAGCTCGGCCGCCACCGGGTCAACGCGCTGGCTGGCATCGGCCTGCCGAACCGCCACCGCGGAGCCGGACAGTTCACCGGCGGTGCCGACACCATCGGCCGTGCTGGCAGCGATGGCGTTGCCGGCGTCAGCCGCGCTGGTGGCCGTGGCGTCGCCGGCTACGACACTGGCGATCGCCGACGTGCCTGCGAGGCTCCCCAGCACGGCGTCGAGCACCTGCGCCATGCCGGCGCTGATCGCGGCGCTCGCGTCGGCCGCAGCGGCGATCGCGATTGCGCCATCGAGGTCCGCCTGGCGGATCGCCACCGCGGCTGCGCTCAGCTCGCCGGCCTGCGTCGTTGCCTGCGCGGTATCGGCCGTGATCGCTACCGTGCCGGCCGCGCTGCCATCGCAGCCGACGCTACCGGCGGCAGCGGCGGTGATCGCGGCGGTGCCGGACAGGCTGCCGAGCAGGGCATCGAGCCCGTGGTTCAGGTGGGCGGCGATCGCCGTGCTGCCCGCCGCACTGCCGGCCTGTTCGGTGGCGGCGGCCGTGTTCGCGGCGATCGCGTTCATGGCCGCCGCGGTGCCCGCTTGCGCAGGGCGGTCCGCCGCCGCCGCCGTGACTGCGCTGGTAGCTGCCGCGCTACCGGTCGGCGTGGTCCGGTCAGCCAGATCGCCGGCAA